CTGAAGCGGCTAGTGCCAAACAAGCATTGACTCAATCTGAGCGAACTATTATTGGAAACACAGATCATTCTTTAGGATTGATGGGTGTTAATGATCCTCAAAAAGTTATTCAAGTTTATAAAGGTTTGATTAAAAACAATCCTGATAACCCGTCATTGGAACGCATGATCAATGCAAGGATTGAATTGCTAAGTAAAGCAAATGCAGGGCCTAACATCACAAAAGACTTGCTTGCTGAATCTGCATCTTTGTTGTCTATTCCACAACAACGTGCTGAGTTTGCGCCTAGAGCTAGTTTGACAGGCACAGGAAGTGAATTAAAAGAAACAATTACAACGCCAATGAGTCCAACAGGACAAGCGCCTAACATTCGCATGACGGGTGCTGCAGAACCTTTGACAATGGCCCCTGGCTCTCAGTATGTGCCAACTGGAAGAACTGACCAAAACAACAACCCAACGGCTTATCAATATGATAAATCTGGAAGATTGTTGGGTGAGGTCACAATTCCCGCAGGGACACAAGGCGCACCACAGCAAGGCGCTGTGCCACAACAGGGCGGTGGTATGCCACAACCGCAAGTAAACGCACCACAAGCCCCCGCAATGCCCGCTAATGCGCCCGCAAGGATGCGAGCAGGTGAGAACGCAGACACATTGCGTGATGCTCAAGCTATCCGCACAAGGGCAAATGCTTCTGCCGCCAATGTTCCTAATCAACAATTTAACAGCAACCAAATTATTAAAATTGCTGACGATGTAATTTCAGGTAAAGGTGCGGGCGCTATTGCTAATCTGACGGGTGGTTATGCCGCTTTGCCTTTTGGTGGTGACAACGCAACCAACTTGCAACAGCTTGGTCATTACATGGCGCTTCAAACAGCGGAATTGGCAAAATCTTCTGGTCTAAGCGGTACTGATGCGGCTAACCAAATTGCGGGTCAGATTGCGGGAACAACCGATTGGACAGCGCCCGCCATCAAACAAACAGCCCGTGTTAATCGTGCTTTGTCAACTGCAACAAGTTTGTTCAACCAAGGTGTTGAAAACGAATTTAATAAGACTAAAGACCCATTTGCGGCAAGAGATTTCCAAAATAAATGGGGTCAAATTGCTGACGTAAATGCCATTCGTCTTTATGATGCAATGAAGAACAACGACAAAGAAGGCATAAAAGAAGTTGTTACTGCCGTTGGTGGCCCTGATTCAACTGGTTACAAAAACCTTTTGAATAAAATTAAGTTCATGGGTACTCTTGTTAAGGGGCAATAATGTCTGCTGTTGATGATTTCAATGTGGATTCGATCAATAACGCAGTTAGTTCTGCTTTTGGTCGCAAACCAACGCCTCCTGTAAAAACCCAAACTCCCCGTCAGCAAGAATCTTTAAAGGTATTGCAATTTGAATACGATAGGGAAAGCAAACTTGCCGCCTCTGGTGATCCTACTGCTGCCCGCAATTTAGTTTCGCTTGAAAAAGAAATGAAACGTATGGGTGCTACGCCCATGACTTCACAACCACAAACTGATGATTTCAGCGTGGATGCAATTGGCGCAGCAGTTCAAGATGCTTTCAAAGGCACTAAAACTGACAAGTCAACAGCAAAGAACAAGACTGAACAGCAGATTATCAATCTGCAAAAATCACGGGAAATGTATGGGCAAATGGGGCGTGACTTTGGTGCTAGTGTTGCATCATTGGCTGACACTACCATTGGCGGTGTTTTGCCTATGGCGGGTCAAGTGGTTCAAGCCGCATCCCGTCCATTTACTACACCCGAAAAAGCACAGCAATATGGTCAAGCTGTTACAGGCGCATTAGAAAAACCATTTGGTAAGACTTTTGGGGTTACAGAAAACCCCGCTTATCAAAATGAGGCTTCACAAAGATTGATGAACTTCATTGGTGAAAATATTAATAAAGGCGCTGAGTGGATTGCCCAAAAGACAGGCTTGCCACTTCCTGACGTTCAGAACATGATGGGAACGGCAACATTAGCCGCCCCCGCAGTCTTGTCCAAACCATTGGCTGTTGCGGCTAAACCTTTGGTCAGAGGCGCTGAAACTCTTAGTCAATGGGGCAATGAAATTCGCACAGGCGCACCCGCCCAAATGCAACAGCAATTTCAAGCTAAAGGTGGGATGCAAAGTGCGGGCGCTGCTGCTGCAATGCCTGAAAACGTATTGCGTGGCAACATTGATGCGGCACTTTCTCAAGCATCGCCTGAATTGCAAACCTACATTCAATCAAAGAATGCAAGGGCTGTTGATTTGCCCGCTTTGGAAACCAGAAGTCTTGAAGAAAAGCATGGTGTTAATTTAAGCCGTGGTCAACGTACAGGCGACACAAATCTTTATTCTCAAGAGTGGAATAAGCGTGGCGAAACTGAAACATTGGGCAATCATTTTAATGAACAACCCAAACAGTTTAAATCTGCATTTGAAAACTCAATTAGACGCAATGCGCCTGATATTTTTGAACTTGATCCAAGTTCTATTGGTCAAGTGCAAATCAACGCTTTGTCAGCTAAAGATCAAATTCGCAAGTCAGCTATTTCTGAGGCTTACAAGGCTTTGGAAGATGCCAATGGCGGTCAGTTCCCCATTGACATTCAAGCGCTTGACAAAGGCATCAAAACTGAACTGACTAAAAATCTAAAAACAAATCATTTGTCAGGTTCAATTGCAAGTGATTTGACAGACTTTTACAGCAACCCAACATTTGAGGCTTATGAGGCTTTACGCACCAACCTAGCCAATGAAATGCGTTCAAGTTCTAATGGTAATGCAAGGGCTGCGGCTTACATTGTTCGTGATCAACTTGAAAAGTTACCTATCTTTGGTGCTGAAGGTGGAAGCCCACAAGCTGTTCAGCTTAAAGCATTGGCTGACAAAGCACGTTCTTTAAACAAAGAGCGAATGGACGTTATCAAATCTAACCCCGCTTACAAAGCCGCTGTAAAAGAGGCAAGCACGTTAGATGATTTGACAGCACAGGGTGAAAGCCTTAATGCGGAAAAGTTCCATGACAAGTTTGTCACCAAAGGAACGCCTGAAGCTATCCGCAGAATGAAAGCTGAGTTGGCAGACGATCCCCAAGCCTTGCAATCAATCACAGCGGGTGAATTGCGAAATGTTATGCGTAAAGCGGGGTTGGCTACTGACATACCTGACTTAAATCCTAAAACATTGGCAAACTACATTCAAGACAATCGAGGTCGTTTGCAAGAGGCGCTTGGCCCTGAGGGTTACAAAGATTTGTTGGAACTGACAGCGCTTTCTAGTAAAGTTGGAATGCCCAAAACAGGCACGTTTAACTATTCAAATTCATTGAGTGGAATGTTGGGTGAATTGGTTAAACAAGGCGTGGCAACAGGCGTTGAAACAAAACTAGCCACTATGACGGGTGGTGCATCCATTCCCGCTATGTCTTTGGGTAGATCATGGATGGGTAAACTAAACAAAGAAGGATTTGCAAAAGAAGCTGTGAATCCTTATGGTGGCTTAACTAAGGACTAAACATGGCAGTCAATCTTTCCCCTATTGGTAACGGTTTCCAATTCTTTACCAACACAGGCATTCCTCTCAATGGTGGTTACATCTACACCTACCAAGCGGGTTCAAGCACTCCATTAGCGACTTACACAACCGCTACGGGTACGATTGCCAACACCAACCCTATTCAATTGGGGACTAGCGGTCGCCCTCCACAAGAGATTTGGTTGACTGAAGGTTACTCATACAAGTTCATCTTGACCGACTCTGACAATGTTCAGATTGCCACTTACGACAACCTTTATGGCATCTTGGGAACAGCGGCAAGCACAAACCCAATCCCATCGGGCGGCATCATCATGTGGTCAGGCTCTATTGGTGCTATTCCTGTCGGCTATTACCTTTGCAATGGCTCTAACGGCACACCAGACTTGCGTGACCGCTTTGTGGTGGGTTCAGGTAGCACCTATGCTGTCGGCAACACGGGTGGCTTTACGTCTAACGTAGCGGGTTCAGGCGGCACAAACTTGCCGCTTTACTATTCTTTGGCATTCATTCAGAAAGCCTAAGATGTCTGACATTGATTTGGTTAAGTACGGTGTACTTTGGCAAAAAGTTGAATCAATGGAAGCCAAAATTGACAAAATGGAAGGCCAACTTGAAACTCTGATTGAGTTGGCTAACAAGGGTCGTGGTGGCTTCTGGATGGGCATGACCTTTGTGTCGGCTATTTCTACCCTTATGGGGTACTTTAGTCATCATTGGACAAAGTGAATGAATGCGGTGGCTCATTCTAATTTTGTTGTTTGGGCTAGTGGGTGCGGTAGCCAAAAATGGTTGTCACATAAGAGAGTTTTATGGGATTGGGTATTTAACGCACGATCCTACACAGCGACACAAGGAAATGCTTGGGTGGTTGATAGAAAACGCTGAGCATTGCAAGACAGAAGATTATGTGGTGATTTGGAACAATCTGTCAGAGTGGGCGGGTTCTGCTGATTCTGTCCAACTTAGATCAAAGATAATTCACGGGTACAAAGATGCGCTTGATCGGGAAAAGAAGTGAAGATCAGTTACGACAAATGGTATCCAATCGTTCAGCCAACGGCAACAACGCAAACTGATGTGTTTGCTAAAAGAGTTGAAAGACTAAACGCTGAACGTGCTATTCAAGTGCAAGTGGACAATGAAGTCAAAAAGTTTCACCAATATGAGTATGAAATTTATGAATACAGAATGCGACAGATCACGCTAAATATTCAGATTACAAACTTGAAACGTCAAATTGATGCCCTTGTATGACCAAGAAACCAATTCGCAAGAAACCCGAAATAGAAGTGAAAGAAAAGCTGACGCTGTGGGTAACACTCATGGTCAGCGCAACCCTTTGTATCTCAGTATTGGCAATGGTGATCGCTTTCATGTTGGGTCTGTGGGCCAAGGAAGTGGACAACGCAGAAATTTTCAAGATGATTTCACCCGCTTTTTCTACTCTTATAGGCGGCATGATTGGATTCCTGTCTGGTATCAAACTCATGCAAAATGAAGATAAAAAGGAATCTAAATGCTGACATTACTATCAACCCTGATCTCATTCCTGATGGGCGGCTTGCCTAAGATTTTGGATTTTTTCCAAGATCGTGCTGACAAAGCGCATGAGTTAACCCTAGCCCAAATGCAGATCACCCGTGAGTTAGAACTGCGTAAGGCGGGCTTTGAGGCACAAGAAAGAATTGAGAACATTCGGTCTGAGCAACTGGCAACCGAAAGCGCTGCCAACACTCAACAGATTTTGATTGGCGCACAACAAGCTGAAATGTCAGCAATCTATGCCCATGACACAAGTTTGAATGAAGGCACATCGACTTGGATGAAAAATCTGAGGGCTTCTGTTCGCCCTGTGATCACTTACGGCTTCTTTTTCTTGTTGTTGTTTGTAGATGTTGGATTGTTTGCGTATGGATGGCACAGCGGTGCTACGTTTGTGGAACTGGCTGAGATGCTTTGGGACTCTGACACTCAGGCACTTTTTGCGTCCATCATTGCTTTTCACTTTGGCGGTAGGGCGTTTGGCAAATGAAGGTTTCACCCAAAGCCATTGAGATGATTAAACACCATGAAGGTGTGAGGCAAAACCCATATAAATGCCCCGCAAAGTTGTGGACGGTGGGCGTGGGTCATGTAATGTTTCCAGAGCAAGGAAAGCTAAAGATTGACCAACGTGATGCGTTTACACCCCCATCAGAGGCCATGCGTAAACACAGCATGGATGAAGTCAATGAAATTCTTAAAGCTGATCTTGCTAGGTTTGAGAAGGGAGTGGCAACTTATTGCCCTGTGCCTCTTACTCAAGGCCAGTTTGATGCGCTTGTTTCATTTTCATTCAATGTTGGTCTAGGTACATTACAGCGGTCAACCATGCGCCAGAAGGTGATTCGTGGCGACATGGCGGGCGCTGCTGAAGAACTTTTGAAGTATTGCATGGCGGGTGGCAAAGTCCTCAAAGGTTTACAAAAACGCAGAATTGACGAACGAGCGTTATTTCTTAGCTGAGTTCTGACGTAGGTGTTTGCCTGTCAAACGCATGATCCAACAGTTTTGACAAATCCACTTCTGTCCCATGTCAATGCCTCCCTCTGGTGGTTTGGATGTATCACATTTGTTGCAAGTTTTATAGGGGTGAAGTTGCCTTGGCTCTGATATTGGGGTCATTTAATTTCTACTACTTCTTTTGATTTGCTTCTAATTCTGTTTCTGGTCTTGACAATCATTTGCTCATAGACGCTACGGGGAACGCTAGAACGTTGAAGGTCATGGTACTCATAGACTTCCCTGATGGCGTTTAAGCCTGATCCTGACAAACCCATGCGCCCTGTATTTTCAAAGCGTCTAGCGGCCTCTGTGAGTGCTTCCTGAGCCTGTTGGCAATGGGGTAGGGCTTCAGCCCCTATGCCGTTAGACCCCATAACCTCACAAATATTCATTAAATCGGCAAGTTCTTGCCACTCAACGGTTGTGCCGTTGCCTTTTGACATGGCTTCAATTGCCGCCAGTTCCCTTATTCTCAGTTTGTCCAACAATTTGGATTCGGTTATCGCTGCGCCCGTCAGGGCGTGTGTCAGCGGATTCAACAACTTCCAATGTTGGCGGTGTGTTTTTTTTCTCATTGTCCCTACCAAAAATTAAATCCCAACGCTGTGCGTATTCTTCGTTTGCCACATCAAATGGTCTAGGTCTTGATCCTTTACTCATTTTGCTTGCCACTCCCTTTCATTGCGTCCTGAGTTTGATTTGACGTTGTTGCCTGTCAGTTCTATCAAACCCATAATTTTCATTTCATTAAGCCGCCTAGCTACCTGATTGCTGTCCAACTGCGTAAAGAATGCAATCCCATCTTTGCCAAGTGGCCCGTTGTTGTGTAGGCAATCCAAGATCAATTGATGATGCTGTGGGACTGTTTCCTTGATGGATTCTGCTGCCTCAAAAGAGGTAAGAGGATCATTTGCCCTAACTCTTGGGAATTCGGGCATGGCAAAAATGCGTTTAAATGTTTCTTTATAGTCCATGATTTCTCCTTGTTGGTGGGGTACTAATGTTTCGTCCGCTTAAGCGCCACTTTCCCCCGTTGATCAAAACTCTAAGTCATCGTCCTTTGGCAAACCCTTGTATTCTTCTTTGGGCTTGGGTGTGTTCATGTAAGCCCATCCTGACCAACCGCCCTCAACGAGTGGAATGTTGTCTAGTTTCAGCATTGGGCCATTTTTGGTTTCAATGACAGACCCAATGGTTTGGTAACGTGATTTCTCTTGACCATCTTTGTTGGTGTATTTACCCGACACAATGGTGATTTCGTAAAGTTTAGACATTTTTGACTTTCATAAGTTTGTTGATCTTGTCGTCCAGTTCAGCAATAAATTGGACAATTTCGGCTTCCATTAGTCTGATATAAGTTTCATCCCTTGGGACTCGCTTAACAAACAATTGAAGTTCTGGTGGCAGACGATTGTCAAACGACACAAAGTCACACCATTCACGCCCTGTGCAAGCCAATTGGAATTGCATTTGGGTGTAGTATTTTGTTGGCACAGTTTCAGACAACAGCGTGTCAATGTGCGTGGCTGTGTTGGGTGCTTTTATTTCCAAGAGGCCCTCATCACCAACTAAACCGTCTGGCGATGCGCCTGACATTGCAATAGTTGGATGTGGGACAAATGCAACCTCATCAACCAAAATATCATTTAAAGATTCGTATGCCGCTCTAGCTAATGGTTCTGTTTCAGTTCCATGTTGCATTGCTGCATTTGTAAAAGATTCTGCAACTGTGTTTGTCAATCGTTCACAAATAAGTTGCGCCATGTAATTGTCACGACTTGTGCTGTAACCACTTTTTGTTTTAGCAATAATGTCAGCAACCCTAGAAGCTGTAACTTTTCCACATCTGAGCATTTTCCATGCGTCAGTTCCTTGCTCAATTAATTCAATCATGCTACATATCCTTTGTGAAATTGTTGCTTGGCTTTTAAATAGGCTTGGTTTGCTTGTTCAGCAGTTTCAAACAAACCCAAATAAACATCTTTTTTATTGACTTTGATTCGTGACATAAATTTTCCGCAACTATGCAAATAAGCGCCAAGAACGCCTGTGCTTTTGTTATGGGATTTTGCAATCTTTATGTTTTGTAAATTTTCAGTTCTAGGAATATCACGCAAGTTTGCAATTTTGTTATTTGTTCGGTTTCCATCAATGTGGTCAATATCATTTTTAGGAAATTCGCCATAAACATAAAGCCAGGCTAATCTGTGAGCAAAATACTTTTGACCGTCAATTGACAAAGCTATGTAACCATTTGATTTTTTATAGCCAAGTGTTCTACCAACCACAGCACGTTTTGCTTTTAGTTTGCGGACAAAGATTCCTGTTGTGTCATCAAAAGTCACAACTTCTTTTAAGCGTTGTTGAGTT